TAGCCAAGGTCCGGGCGGCACTCGCTCAGTCCTGGCAGAAGCCCGCCGACGACATTCTGGCCAAGGCCTGGCTACAGTCCGGCTCGGCGACCTCGGGCCTGACGGCTTATGACCTTGAGGCGCCAGCGAAGCTCCTGTACCCGGTCCTGACGCCGCTCCGCAACATCATCCCGCGGGTCACCGGCGGCGTCGGCATTCAGGCCAATTGGCGCGCGATTACGGGCGTCAATACGACCCTGCTGGAGCCCGGCGTCGACCAGGGCAACCGCGGCGGCGTGATCACCTCGACCACGGCCGACTATCTGGCGGCCTTCCGCGGCATCGGCCTCGAGGATTACGTCACGTTCGAAGCCCAATACGCGGGCGCGACCTTCGACGACGTTCGCGCGCGCGCCGTCCAGGGCTTGCTCCGCTCGCTGATGATCGCCGAGGAGCAGCTTTTGCTCGGCGGCGACACGTCGTTCCCGCTCGGTCAGACGGGGACGCCGACCGTGACCGATGGCACGACCGGCGGGACTTTCGCGTTCAATACGACCTATAGCGTGATTTGCGTCGGCCTGACGCTGAACGGCTACGCCACGGGCGTCGTCGGGGCAAATGGCGTCCGGTCCCAGGTTTCGCGGGTCAATGCCGACGGCTCGGTCACGGTCTATGGCGGCGGCGCGGCGAAGCAGTCGGCTGCGGGCTCGGTCACGACGGCCAACGATTCGAACAATACCCACACGCTCAAGGTCTCGGTCACGGCCCAGACCGGCGCTCTCGGCTATGCGTGGTATGCCGGTCTGGCGGGTTCGGAAAAAATCTGCGCCATCACGACCCTCAACTCCGCGATCCTCACGACCCCGGCCGCGGCGGGCAACCAGACGGCGGCGAGCCTGGGGACGACCGATTGGTCCCAGAACTCGACCGTTTTCGACGGCCTGCTTTACCAGGCCTTCAAGTCCGGTTCGAACGCCTACGTCAAGTCGCTGGCGACCGGCGTCGTCGGCACGGGCACGGCGCTCACGTCCGACGGCGCGGGCGGCATTACCCAGTTCAACGACCTGCTGAAAGACCGCTGGGACAATTACCGCCTGTCGCCCGACAAAATCTGGGTGTCGAGCCAGGAAATGCAGAGCCTCAATAAGCTGGTGCTTTCGAACGCGAACTCGGGCGCCCAGCGGTTCAACTTCACGGTTGAACAGGGCCAGATCACCGGCGGCGTCATGGTCAAGGCCTATCTCAATCCGTTCACGATGAACGGCGCCAAGGCGATCCCGGTCGAGATCCATCCGAACCTGCCGCCGGGAACGGTCCTGTTCGATACCGACACGATCCCCTATCCGCTGTCGAACGTCGGCAACGTGAAGCGGGTTCTCTGCCGGCAGGATTACTATCAACTCGAATGGCCGCTCAAGACCCGCAAATACGAGTACGGCGTCTATGCGGACGAGGTCCTGCAGCACTATTTCCCGCCCGCGCTGGGCGTGATCACGAACATCGCCCCGGCGTAAGCTCGGGCGCTGTGACGGCGCTTTCCCTCTGAACTCCCCGGGCGGCTTCGGTCGCCCGGGCCCTTTATCGGGCAACCCACAAAGCGAGGTTTGAAATGCCTACCAATATGAGAGTCCCCAAGGGCTACCGCGGCACGGTTTCGCATGGCGGCAAGGAATACAAGCCGGACGCCAACGGGATCGTGTCGGTTCACGATACGGCGGTCGACGACCTGAAGGCTCACGGCTTGCATGTCGCCACCGACCAGGAGCCGAACGACGCGCCAGATGCGCCAGACGTCAAGAAAATGAACAAGGCCGACCTGCTGGCCTATTGCGAGGACAATTCGATCAAGGTCTCGGACAGCGCCAAGGTCGAGGACCTGCGGGCCCTGGTCCAGGCGGATATCGACAGCAAGGCCGATTGATCAATGGGCGACCTGACGACGCTTTCCGCGGTTAAGTCGTATTTGGGGATGCAGGGCGTCCCCATTACGGCGATCACGAAAGCGAACCCGGGCGTCGTCAGCGCACCCAATCACAACCTGCGAAAAGGCGCGCAGGCAATGATTTCCCAGGTCATCGGCATGACCGAGATCAACCTGGTCCCGTTCTCGACGACCGTCATTGACCCGAATTCGTTTTCGGTCGGCTTCGATACCTCGGCTTTTACGCCATACGCGAGCGCGGGAATCGTCGGCCAGGACGACGCCCTGCTGCAGCGGCTAATCACGGCGCTGTCGGCCTGGGTCGAGACCTATTGCAACCGCCATTTTCTCGCCGCCGATTACGTCGAATCCTATAACGGGCTTGGCGGCTCGCACCAAAAGCAAGTACTCAAGAATTTCCCGATCATTTCCGTCGCTGGCGTCGGCATCAACGGCACCGTCGTCCCGGCATCGGCATCGCCGAACCTGCCGGGCTTCGCCTTCGACCAGTCGACGATCTACCTGCGGAGCTACGGGTTCAGCGCCGGATATCAGAACGTCCAGATCAGCTACCGGGCCGGCTATGCCACGATCCCGACCGATCTTGAGCAAAACGTGATCGGCCTGATCGCCTGGCGCTACCGGGAAAGCAAGCGGATCGGCGAGACATCGAATTCGCTCGGCGGCGCGACGACCGTAAGCTGGGCCATCAAGGACATGCCGCCGGACGTGCTGACGGGCCTTCAGCAATACAAGTCCTGGTTTACCCCCTGATGGCTGACGGGGTGATCACCGGCTATCTGCTCGGCCAGCGCGAAGTCATCGCGCGGCTGCGCGGCATCCCGGCCAAGACTAGGGCGCTGCTCGAAACGGCCATCATGGAAGCCGCCGTCGGCCTGCAGGGCTACATCAAGTCCAGCAAGCTATCCGGCGACCCCCTGGCGCGGCGCACCGGCACCCTGTCGCGCTCGATCAATGTCCTCAGCCAAAACACGTCGGATAGCGTCCAGGCCAGCGTCGGCACCAATGTCGAATATGCGGCCGTGCATGAATTCGGCCTGACCGTGACGGTCCGCGAGCATATCCGGACCCAGACGCAGGTATTCGGCCGTGAGTTGCCGGAACCCATCCAGGTCACGGTCTCGGCTCACCAGGCGGTCTATCCCGAGCGGTCGTTCCTGCGATCGGCGCTCGCCGACCAGACGCCGAGGATCCGCGATATTATCGGCGAGGCCCTGACCGCTGCGGTGCGGGCATGAGGGGCGGCAAGGGAAAAGGCAAGGGCCTGCCGCCGGGCTATAGGTCGCCAAACTATCCCATGCCGGACTATGGCCGCGGCCCCAGCCAGCGCGCCATATGGCTGGGCGTCATCATCGTGGTTTGCCTGATCGCCGCGGCCGTCGCGTGGTGGTCGCCATGAGCATCGCGAACGTCGGCGGCGACGACACGGACCGCGAACCCATCTATGAGGCGCTGTTCAATCTGGTCTGGAATGCAGCGCCCTTCAAAACGCATTCGCGCCGCTGGAAGTCCTGGACCGAGACGCCGGAACAGCCGGCCATTTTTATGACTCAGAACGCCGAGGACTGGCGCCGCGTTCGCGGCCTGCCGCCCGTGGTCGCGCTCGAGGTCGACCTGATCATCTATTCAAATGTCGGCACGGATCCGACGATCCTCGTCTCGCCGCCCATCAATGCGCTGATCCAGGCCGTGGCGTCGGCGCTGAAGCCGACGACGCCTGGCGACGTGGCGCTGAACGTCCAAACCCTGGGAGGTTTGGTGTTTCGCGCGTGGATCGAGGGCCGGGTCGAGATTCGCGAAGGCATGATCCAGGGTCAGGCCATTGCCATGATCCCGGTCAAAATTCTAATTCCGTGATATGAAAGGCGCCGGAGCCCGATGCGGCCGCGCACGATGAAAGGATAAAGCTATGTCGGGCAGCAATCGCCAGGTTGAATTCGGCGCGGGCCAACTCTGGGTCACGCGCAACGACGTGAACCTCGGGCAGCCGTTCCCCTGCGGGATCTTCCAGGAAATCACCATCGACTTTTCCGCCACGAACAAGCCGCTATTCGGCGGCCGGAACTTTCCGGAGTTCGTCGCGCGCGGCTCGATGAAGGTCACGGGCAAGGCCAAGTTTGCGGAAATCACTGGACAGCTCGTCAACGATATCTTCTTCGGCCAGGCGTCCGGCACCGGGCTGCTGGTCATTCCGACTGCCGAGACTGACACGATCCCCGGCACGCCCTATCAGGTCACGGTCGCGGGCGGCGCGACGTTCGATACCGACCTCGGCGTCTATTTCACCCTCACGGGTCCGGGCGGCGGACGACTGACCAAGGTCGCGAGCGGCCCGACGACCGGCCAGTATTCGGTCAGCGGCGCCGGCGTCTATACCTTCGCGGCAGCGGACACGACCCTCGGCGTCACGATCACCTATGCCAAGACCAGCACGGGCGCGGGCCAGAACCAAAAGACGACCATCGTCGCGACCCAGCTCGGCATCAATCCGATCTTCCAGGCCGTGTTCATGGGCCAGTACAACGGGAACGAGGTCGTGTTCAAGTTCGTCAATTGCGTGGCGAACAAGTGGTCGCTGCAGACCAAGATCGAGGATTGGTTGATCCCCGAGATCGACTTCGACTGTTTCGTCAACGACGCCGGCCAGCTCTTTACCTGGTCGACCATCGAGTAACCGACAAAGGGAGACTCAAATGGCTATACGGCCCGGCGTGGTCGTCAAGATCGGGGGCGTCGAACATCAGGCGCCCCCGCTGAATATCACCGGACTGGTGATGATCGAGGAATCCGGCGCGATGGCGCTTCGCAGCGCCAGCACCTTCAAGGAAAAGGTCCGGGGTTGCCTGATCATCATCCTGGCGTCGCTCAATCGGAACTATCCGGACATGACCGTCGACTGGCTGATTGAAGAAGTGCAGGCCGACGAGCTACAGCCTCTGATGAAAGCTGTCGCGCAATTGCTGGACATTAGCGGGTTCGTGCCTGCGGGCAGCAAGCCCGCGGGGGAAGCCAAGGCGGGGGAAAGTTCGACTACGAGCGGCTGATCGTCGACCTTGCGGATACGCTCGGCTGGACGTTCGCCGAGGTCGAGGACCAGATCACCATCCCCCGCCTGACGTTGCTGAATGAACGCTGGGCGAATAATCCCAGCATGAAAGCGACGATGAAACAGGTCGCGGCATATTTCGGCTGGAAACCGCCCGAGCCGGTCACGCCCGCGAAGGGTAGGACGGCCAAGGGAAAAGCTAATAAGCGCGGCGACCTGGGGTCGCTCGGGATCCCCGCCGATATGGGACTGAAGGTCTCAAAGCCTCATGGCTGACAGAATCGACGTCATTCTAGGCGCGCAAACCGGCGACCTTCGGGACGGCTTCAACGACGCGGTTCAGGTCGTCCAGGATGGCGCGGACAAGATGACGGCCACGCTGGGCGGCCTTCAGGGCGCGTTCCTGAATTGGGAAGCCGTGAAAGAAGGCTTCC